AATACCTATGGTCAGTGTAATGTTACTTCTTTTCCGTCTGATATAATTGCAATATCTGCTGGAGAAAAACATACCGCTATATTATACGAAGATCGTGTTGAATTTTCTGGAGTATTTTCCAAGTATAATCAAAGTAGTGGTTGTAATGGAGTTCAAGAAGATCAAAGTTTAACTGCTTTTGCTGGAACTTATTTTAGTATTTCCTCTGGAAATGATCACCTAATACTGCAGCAGTTTGGAAATAGTAACAAATATATTGGTATAATAGATTCAATTGATAATTTATATAAACGAATTTTTGTTAGATCTTATCAATTTTCTGATACTATACCATTATATTTAGATGATCCGTCGGGCACAATAGTATCATTTTGGAGATGGGGTGGTACTCCAACTCCACGATATAATTTAATAAAAAATATTAATCATCAGTTATTGTCAATTCAAAAATATATAGATTCTACATTATACGTTAATACTAGTGGTAGTATTTTAAATCCTACAGTATTGGATGATTGGTTATCAGTATATCTTTCTGGTTATCAAAATGCCCTTGGTAACACTAATTTCGTTACGTTAAAAAAGCAATTATTAGACATAGAATATAAAAATAGATTAAATATTTCTTATATAAGTGGAGAAAATACTCGATTATTAAAACAAAAAATAATGAAGGATATACTAGTATCTGAAGATTTAATTATAAAAACGAGTGAGTTATAATGATAACAAAAGATCCTGTAGATTTTCCAAATATCAGTATTAGTGAGGTTTCTATTATTAAAAGTGATGGAACAGTTTTTAATATTTACCCAAGAACAGACACTTTAGAATACGAATCTCATATATTTGATAATATTATTATTACTGAAGATATGTTTGCTGAAAGCATATTAGGAACTCTTGAATTTTACGATTCAACATTCATTATGGATCAATTGAATTTATCATCCTTTGATAATGTTTTTTTTACATTAGACGGAACTGACTATGAATTTAGAATTACTAGTATTAATATTTCTGGAGATCTTGCGGATAAAGCAATACACGGACCTTCAGGAACTACAAATAAAGTAACAATACAATTTGCTTCAGATGAATTTGTTTATAGAAATTTTGATGCTAATTTTATTAATAATTTTATAGGAAAAATTTCAAAAAATGTTATTGAAGGTTCTTCTTCTATTGGAATAGAAGTTCCCGATGGTTTTGATGCAGGAGAATATCATAAGGCAGAAGGACAAATGCCTTCTCTGGGTTTTGTTCAGAAAATAATGTCTAAAGAGCAAATGACTTCATATTCTGAAAAACCTGTAGAATCTCATAATACTTATAATGATATTTGGGTTAAAACCGAAAATTTCTTTTATCCATTTTATAAAATAGGAAATAATCTAAGAGTATCACAAGTAATGAATTATATTTGCGAGTATGCATGTTACGAAGAAAATAAACATGCAGCTAATTTCTTTTTTTGGGAAGACTTAAACAACTGGAATTTTAAATGCATAGAAGGACTATTAGCAGACACAACTAATGCTAAAGGAAGTTATAATTTATCGGGTATGCGAGGTCAAGACGAACATTATCAAGATACCGTAGTTTCTATGGAAGTTATTAATGATATTTCGCCAATAAAATTATTTGATTCTGGTTGTTTGTTTAGTGAATATGTAAGAGTTGTTCCTGATTGGGCAAACCCATATCGTGCATTTGTTGATGTTGGTGGAGGATTAAAAAGAACAGAAATATCCTATAATTATAAAGATGATGCTAAAAAATGGAAACACATATCACCTAATGATGTTGTTACTGATGATGTTTTAGAAAACATTCGAGTATTAAATGATTATGGTACTAATCGTATTTCTGATTTAAATTACGGGTTTTATTCCACTCCATATAATGCAAAATCCTCAGTCTGGTGGAATTTTTATGATTTTACTAATAATTGGTATATTGGCGATAAAATGGGATTAGCTGAAGCAGATGGTGGTGAGAGTATAAAAAAATATTCGGATTACGAAAAAAGACCATCAACAAAAGAAATATCTAGATTAGAGAATGATTATTGGCAATCTCAGTATGATTTTTCTGAATTGCCTGGAGCATTCCTACACACAATTTACACAAAAATAAAATGGCCTTTATCCGTAGCTAGACGTGATTATGCTGTAGCAAAAACCACACAAACCCAATGGGATGTATATAAAGGTGTTATTTGTTGCGATAAAATATCATCAGGTTCAGAAATTCCTGAATTTTTTGCTTTTGTTTATGCTGCTGATAAAATCTATGGGGGTAATGGTATTACCACTTCAGATGGTGCAACATACGCAAATGATCCTGGAGGAATATACGCATACTGGTGGAGAGAAGTTGAAATATGGCCCAGATCAGAAGTTGAAGGTATATTAGACTCTTCGTATGAAGTTGTAGAATTTGTAAACGAAAAAAATTCATTTCCTTTTGTTTTTGTTAGTTCTCCTACTTCTTTAAAGGGTGGTTATACTGCAGGTGTTGCTATTGGGTATACTGGTCCAGACACTCGTGCATATAATTTAAGCGAAATATTAAACACTACTATACCAAGAGAATTTGAAGACGCAAATGATTATGTTACTCTGACTATGAATCCTGGTGTTTCTACGGTATTAGATATAGATGACGTAGACCGAAAGACGTATACATCTTACCCAAAGAAATATCAAATGATGCCTGTAGGAAATTTCAGAGTAATTAGTGATACTTGCCCAGATTTTTCACAATCTGGAACACAGATACCGATAAGCAAAAAAGAAAAAAATAAAGCTGGAATGTATTATGGTGGAAGAATTGTTCAAATGAAAACATTATTTGCAGACGAACTTCAGTTTATTAGAGGTTTTACTGCCGAGAAAAGATTCCCACTAAAGAAACAAAGACCTTTTATATTTGTATTTGATACAGATAATACACACGATGGTTTGTGTACTGGAGATTGTGTTTAACATGAATAAAAAAATTAAGAAAATTACAAATTTTTCTCCAGATGATTATTTTGGTACTCAGAACGGAAATCCAGATTCTGAATATAAATATACATTAAATAAAGTAGGATCTTCTTATGAAATTAATGACTTAGGACCATGCATGAATCCTAATGGATTTGTGTCTAATATTGACTGTCCTGAAGACGATCCTTATTGTAATTGTCCTAAAGCCTTACAACCAAAAGAAAAAGAACCTTCTGGTATTAGCCTGATGGAATTACGAAAGGCTACAAACGAATGTGTTAAAATAAAAGAAGAATTATCAGTAAAGAATTGGTTTGGTGTAGATTACTCAAATCAATATTGTTCTTTTAATTGTTTTGATCCTGATGCTCTGACTGGTTCCTGTGGTGCTAGTATGATCTATAAAGGACTCAGCGGTATATGTGGAGGAACTGGCGAATCAGGTAATTTCTTTCCATACGACAGAAGAAAGGCATTTACGTATAGAAACTTTGAAGGTGAACAAGATTTATCAATTATTTTTTCAAACATGCTGTATGGTTTAACTGGCATTTCTGGTATTTCTGGCATTTCTGCTGATTCTTCACAATCTACAGGACCAACTGGTAATTTTAAGGATTATTTGGCATATTCAAAGACAAATGCCACATTCTGGAATACACCAGCAGAAACACCGCTATATCGTCGAGCACAGACTATGTTGTTGACTTATCAAAGAATCAAAATTACCGTAAATGGGTTATTTGATATAAAACCAGGAAATACCATTAAAATAAACATGCCTACAGGGGAATCAAAAATGTTACCTAACACCAGATTTCATGGTAGCTGGATGATTTATAAGGTACAACGAGTAATAACCTCGCAAAAGCACTCTATGATCTTATTTTTAATGAGGGACGGAAATGAACTTTCAGTAGAAACCAGTAGTACAGATATAACTACAGATAAGGAACCAAATAACTAAAATGAGCGATTATAAAGATATAGATTTTCTTTTGACTCAAAACGATCTAACTAATGACATGAATGTTAAATTAGATGCAAATGCTGTATCTCAATCTATTAAAAATATCATTTTAACTGGTAAAGGAGAAAAATTATTTTCTCCTCAATTTGGCGGAAACGCATATGATATGTTGTTTGATTCTATTTCTCCCCTTGATATTGAAAACAAGAAAATATTATTTAAAGCTAATCTAGCAATATATGAAAAAAGAGCAACAATAATTAATATAAATATTACTGATACTGGTTTGGGTTATCTATTAATTGATGTAGAATATTATCTAAATAGTACTCCTCACGAAAAACGTTCTGTAAAAATAGAAACATAATTCAATGACAAATCCTAAAATAAATATTGCCTCTTTAAGCTTTGATGATATAAAAGCATCATTGAAAACCTATGTAACTCAATCGGGTTCGCCATTTAATACCTATTCTGGAACTGCATTCGATAGTTTACTTGACGTATTTGCTTATAATACTTTATTTTATTCATATTACTTGAATATGGTTGCTAATGAATCATTTTTAACTACTGCTAGTATTGAAAATAATATTGTTTCTCTAGTAAAACCTCTGGGTATTTTAGTTAATGGTAAAAGTTCTTCTGTTAAACAATTAACTGCAATAGGAAGTTCTGTTAGTGCATATGTTACTCCGTTTAGGGGATCTAATAGTTTTGGTTCTTATGCATTTTATGCTGTAGATGATGTAGATGTAACACTAACATCTCAAAGTTTTAATGTATACGAATCTAAAGCTCCTGTTAAAGATTTGCAGGTTGTTGTGGATATTGCAAACCAAAAGGCATTTTTAGGAAATACTAATATTGATATTAATACAGTTAATATAAAGGTAAATGGAGTAAAATGGACTAAACATAGTAGTTTTGAAACTAATCCAGGGGCAGATAGTAATGTTTATTTCTTAGATCGAACATCTTCTGGTTTTTATCTGGTTTTTGGGAAAAGAACACTAAACGATTATCAGACTTCTTTTGGCAAAGACATTGCTTCTGGAGATGTTGTAACTGTGTCTTACCTGCTTCCTAGTGGAAAAAATGCTAATAGCGTTGGTATTGTTTCTAATGATTTGTTTACTGTATCAACACAAACATCATCTGCTGGCGGAAAAGATGGCGCAGATTTAGATTTAATTCGTACATTTGCTCCTAAACTCTTTGCTGCAAATGATCGTGCAGTAACTAAAGACGATTACTATGGTCTTTTGTTAGCCTCTACTTTTATTCCTACTATGATTACAACATCAGGTCAAATAAATGTTTGGGGAGGAGAAGACGCAGATCCTCCAGCTTATGGTCGAGTTTTTATATCATTTGCTGAGGAAAGTCTATTAAAAACTACTCCATCCGTGGTTTCTTCTGTAGCATATTTAAAAACAAAAAACGTAATTACTGTTGTTCCAGAATACACAAGAATGCAACCAATACAAATAGCTTTTAACATTAGTGTTGCAAATTCTACAGACAGTAATTCTGCAATTAAAACAGCTATTGAATCTTATTATAATACTATTAAAACATTTAATAATACTATTAAGTCTTCTGATATAGTTTCTATTGTTACCAGTCTTCCTGGTTCTAGTAGTGCTAGTGTTGTTATGACTAATACTACAATAAGTTTAGATGTTTTAGGTTCAACTGTTCCTAAAAATGTATATTTTAAAAATGAATTATTTTCCCCAACCAGATTAACTAGTGATGGTGCTGTAATAACGTCGTCTTCGTTTTCTTATAATGGTGCCACAATAACTTTAAAGGATCATGCTACTACCTTTAGTAATGATCTTGGAATAAGTGGTAATATTTTAGGTTATGATACTACTGGTACTTCTATTGGTATTTTGGGTTTTGTTGATTATGTATCTGGTTATATTACTATAAAGGCAAATGTACTGCCTACAGACACAGCAACAACAATAACAGCAATTCCTAAAATTCCTACTGAAATAGTTATGAAGAATGAATTAGTACCAACTGTAACAGTAACAATATGATTTTATTTTTCACAAAAACTATACCAAATAAACCGTATCGAATAAATGTTGATGTTGGTAGTCCTGACGAAATTGCAGACGAATCAAATGCTGTATTTTTTACTCCTAATACTCAACAATCATTTTGGGCTCCTGTACCAACTCCTCCTCAAAATTGTAATTATCCTATAAATATAAATGATTTATTTCCTTATTGGCTTCAAAAAGAAAGTAAATTAACCTCAGCAAATATTATTGAATTGACTAAACAGTATTATGAGTGGTTGAATTGTGGAAGTTCTGATATAAATGCTAGTGGATTCTTTTCAAATCAAAGAATTAATGATGTTGAAACTACACAAGACGAATTTGTAAAATACTTGGCTAGTACGTATATTCCTTCTATACCATCAACTTCAATAAATTATCCTGGTTATTCTGATGGTTCTATAGATCAAGAAAAAATTAGATCATTAATAGATAACGTAAAAGTTAATTTATATACCATAAAAGGTTCAGATTCTAGTTATAAATCAACAATACACGAATTATATGATATAGATCCTGATGCAGTATCAGTTTCCTATCCAAAGAATTTTGTATTACGACTGAATGGTGGAAGATTTGATTGGATGCGAGACGATACGGTAAATCCTTCAGAAAGTCAAAGCACATTTGAACCTAGTTTAACTTCAAGTTATTTGAATATCTCTGTTCTTCCAGACACCAATTTCTGGCAAGATTATTCATACGTTGTTAATGTTTCTGGATTATCTCTTGCTGCTTACGATGGAGTAATCCGTCCTCTTTTACATCCAGCTGGAACCTTAGATTTTTTCCAGATTAGACAAGATATATTCAATAATACCGCAGAAGTTATCACAACAACAACAGACGAACTACCAGTAATTACAAATTATGTTGGCTATACGTTTGGTTCTACTACATCATTAGCAAGATGTGTTCTTGGTCCTGGCTCCGATCCTACATTTGTGTTTCCAACATGGGATAAAGAAATTTCTGCATATCCTTCTGGTGTAAGTTTTGGCGGTATAAATATAATAGACTTTCTGACATTAACACCACTAGAAGGATTTACTCACCCAAATGATGCTAGAGCTGCACTAGGAGTTTGCCTATAATGCCAACCACACCAAACCTAACTTCATTAACTCTAAACACAATACCTGAAGAAATTTTCTTGGTTCTTGGTGGTCTTTCTGGTGGTGATGATGCTACTGATCAAAAATCAAATTTTATCTTCGGAAAACGAATTGCTGATAATGAAAAGGTATTAATTGGTTCAAATAACATCTGGCAATCTGGAAAATATTATGATCCGTATATCATTAACGGAAACAATAATTACGTATTAAATTCAGAAAATAATATTGTTTATTTGTGTGTATCTAGTAACGTAGACAATACTACAGATTTGGCTAATGTTTCTTCAGTTATTCCAACACACACAACACCAACAATCAATCAATCGTCTGATGGATATTCTTGGATTCCTTTATTTAAAATAGATTCTGATCTGAATAGATTTATTAGTAAAAATGATCTTCCTTTACCAGAAATTGCAGTAAAACCAGATTATGCCTCATTTACTGAAGAATATCAGGCTCTTTGTGGTGCTGGTGTTACTTCATTCGGCTGTTGTTGCATG